CGCCACCAAAAACGAAAGCTAAATCTTTTATATTTGGTAATTGATAATCAATATCTTCTTTCCATGATGCAATAAAATATCCTACTATTTTTAGCACCCCCCAATTAGAGTTATAAACAGTCTGTTTTGTACTACTATTTTTTATAACGACTCCATATTTTTCTTTAAAAATATTATTCGGAAAATCACCAAATTCAAATACATCAACACTACCCGAAGAGTCATTATAAGGTTGGGATATCTGGATATTTTTATCACTTCCTTTTATGGCTCCCCCAATAACTTTAACAAAAACATTATTAGGTGATACAGCAAATAACTTTGTAGATAAATGTGGGGTAATCGGTAATTCAGTATAATATCCTTGATTTCCAGATACTATCCCACCTTTCATTACAACAGTCTGCTTTCTAATACAGTTCATAACCGTATTAAAGCTATCTATTTGAATATGACGATCCTTTCCTTTTATAATAAGGCCATATTTACCCATCAATATACTCCATAATATAACCTAATGATGTCATCATATATATCGATTAAGCCATTTCTATAAACATTATCGAGTTCAAGAATAATTACCCCGTTATTAATATTTAAAATAACATCTCCAGCTAACCCCCTCATAAAAGAAGTTCCAAACCAAGCAAATACTTCTCCATATTTATTTAGATCAGAATGGTCATAACTAAAAGTTTTTTTAGTCATCAGTGGTATTGGAGTAATATCATGCCAACCAACAATTCGTCCAACCCTATCGGATGTATTTAATAAATTAATTCCATATTTTTTAGATTTGATTACCATGCCATAATTATCGCTCATTTGTGATATCACCAATAATAACAACGTTATACCCAGTTTCGTCTTTTACATATAAATTTTGATTGGTTAATGTTGTCCCTCCATTACCACTCGTAAAGCGAAAAACATTGTTTTTAGCATCCAATAAAAAGCCATTCCCTTTATCAAATCCTGATGATTTAAAATAATCGAGTACCACTAATTTTTGTATCCACGCTTTATCCATTAAGGCTTCATGAATAACCACCTGTCCATTCTTCACGATAAACGGTGTCACCACTTTGCCATTTAATGACGATATCACTGCAAAGTTTTGGGCATTGACCAGAAATTGGCTATTTCCTTGTGCATTAAACCCTAAGCCAATGCCCGTAATGACTTTATTCCCTTTGCTATCTTGCTGAACTTTCATTGTCCATGATGCGGAAATTTTGCCATTTATGTCGGTGACCACTTTCGACGTTTGTTCAATTTTGGCTGAACTTGTACCCACTTGGCTTTCAAGGCGAGTGACTTGCTGGGCGGTAGAGGTCACTTTACCTGAGATCTCAGTCACCTTAGTTTCAAGTTGGTTTACCGCATTCGCCGTTGCATTGGCTTTCTGTTCGCTGGACTTAGGTACTTCATTCGCCACAAATCCTTTCGGTGCCACCGATTGTTTGTTATTGGTATAAGTGCGGGTGATAATTTGATGGTTAACACTTTTATGCTTAGTGAGCTGATATTTAGCACCTCCTCGCAAATAGATATATTCCACAGAACCATTCGTTAATTGAGCTGGCCCCATCACAGGGGATTGATTTGTCCATCGCCAATCAAAATTATCAATGATGCGGTTTTCAGACTGGGTTCCCCATCCAGAACCACTCACTTGCCATTCCACAATCATGGCAAAACCTTTGGTATTGTGAGTCGCATAGCTCGGTTTATTGTCTCTATATTGCCCTAAGGTCCTAAAAACCTTAAAGGCATAACGTCGAGAAGTTACTAATGGCAAAATAATCGGATAATAGGTGTTTTCATTGAGTTTAGATAAATCTAAATCCACCACCACAGATCCCGTTAAATCAGCTTTTACCGTCTCTAATTTGCTGGATAACGTTTGTACCTGAAAGGTTGCGGACGTCACTTTGCCATCGAGATTAGTTACTCGCGTATTTAACGCATTTACTGCACTGCTATCAGCTTTCCCTTTTAGAGTTGAATTGAGTGTTGAAATCTCTTGCGTTTGTGCTTGCTGTTTCGAAGTGAGGGTTCCTAATGATTTATTAATCGCGGAAACATTCCCATTCATCCGTGTTTCCAATGACTGTCTGGCTTTGGCTTCCGCTTGGTCACCCGAGACCCGCGCTTGTTTCTCGGCGGAAATGAGTCCTGCGGTCACTTTCGATAAATCATTGCCAGTATAATCACCACGAAGTTGAGTAGCTAAGGATTGCCGTTGTTGCGCTTCGGTTTTATCACCCTCAATACGTGCTTGTTGCTCTTGTTTAATTGCGGCAGCCTGTGCTTCTGTTGCCGTTGAAACTTGGTTCATCCGCTCAGCCAGTAATTTTTCGGCCTCCTCCCATTTTTTTTCACTTTCTTCAATCGTCGCGCCTTGCCTCATTGACTCTTCTAAAAGCTTGTCGTGATTTATCCTCATCAACTCATGTAATTCAGTAATATCGATTTGGTTAGCTTTACTGTTAATTTCACCCAATAAGTCTTGTGCAAGTTGCTCTCGACTAATTTGCCCCGCTAATTCATCAAGAATAATACTAGCATCAAACTCAGATTCTCCCAGAATAAACTCAGTCCATTCGGAATGATTACCTATTTTATCTACCAGTCTTGCTCTAAAATAAAACGTTAAACCTGCTGATAACCCTGCCATTTCATAGTTTTTTGAGGGATAAGGAACATCAGATAACAGCATCAGACCTTCACCATTATTGGTTTTGCTGTACTGAATTTCCGTTTTTAACGTATCACTGGTGTTTTCACCAAATTCCCAGCCTAACTTAATGCCAAATACGAGCGGTGAAGCTCTAAAGTTTACAGGTTTAGGCGGGCTCCCTACTTTTCCTGTCAGTGTTGTTTCTGGCGCATTAGTCCATACACTGGATATTTCAGACGCATTTATCGCACGAACTCTCACCTGATAACGACCAGCATAAATGCCATCAACTTCAAACCCACATGTTGATGTTCTTGGCATTGATACCCAGTTATTATTATCTCTCCGCCATTGAGCCTCATAGGTAATGGCATTATCAACTGCATCCCAATCAACACGCAGAGTAATAAATGAAATACCTTGATTAACCTGAGAATAGGATGATATACGAATGTTTTTAGGTGGTGCTTGCACACTCGGTGGAACAATGGTGATTGGACGCTCACCTATTCTTGCGCCAGAGTCAATGTGATCGTAATTGCTTGGGTTATGGATTGCGCCAGTAATAGTGTATGTATTATCGCCATTATCAGTAATATTAACGACCCGATAAAGTTGTAATGTTAAATCATCAGCATCAACTGTCCAAACTGCGTTTTTCTCTGGTTCCTGTGAGTACTCCGTTGAAATTGTAATGATATTATCAGCAACCAGTGATACGGTTCTTCCCTCTGAGCGCCCGTTTGGCAGATTAACAATCAACCTATCACCAGCTTTAATATTGGCTCTGCGATCAAGTGTTATTTTTCTGCCTTCTACACGCGATATACGTCCACCATTATCTCTTCCAGCCAATGTAGAATCGGCAACAGCAATGATATGACCAGGAGAAGGTATTGCCCCCTCTAATCCTGTCGCAAAACTAATAACTCTGTCGTTAGCATTGGTGAGTAACGCCCAGCGACCTCTACGGTTAGCCTCCGTCTGTCGAGTGCAACCTATCGCTGATATTTCAGTTTTGCGTACTCCGTAACGACGCTGTAGTTTAATATCGGCCACAGCCTCAATCGCATCATTACTGTGGTCATTGGTGTCTGTGTAGGAAACTAATGCTTGCGTATATCGATTTTGCTGACTACCTCCTGAATAGGTAGGCTTACCTCCAACAATATTGGCATTAGTAAACGTTCTAAAAATACTATCTGGCATATCAGCGACAACATTAACCTTGTTATCAGCCCAAAATGTCATACCACGAAAAATAGCCGCTATATCTCTCAGTACTTGGTATGCCGATTCTTGCGATTGAATATAAACATCACACAGGAATCGAGGCTCCTTACCATCACCACCATGCCCATCGGGTACCAATTCATCACAATATTGCGCAATCTTATACAGGTCCCACTTTTCAACCTGAGAAGACTGGATCCGGTCACCACAGCCGTAGCGATTATTGAGTACTAAATCATAAAATACCCATGCCGGGTTATTGGTTGCTGCAAGTTTAAAGGTGCCATCCCATACGCCTGAATAGGCCCGATTAATCGGGTCATAATTCGTGGGCACTTTGATAAGCAAGCCACCTTTTGGGCGAACGCTAATTTTAGGGATGCGGTTATTAAATTGACGCGCATTGAAAGTAATAAACAATAGGGCCGTATTTGGATAACGCAATTTAGCATCGATAACATCAGTAACAGCAGAGATAGTAACCTTATCAACAATTCTGGCTGTATTCTGATTCTTAGTTAATCGTCGGACACGGATCTGCCAACCTGTATTTGCCTTGGGTAAGTCAATGCGGTGTGTTCGCTGGTATTCGCTGGTCGTTTTACCATCAAAAGCAGACTTTAATACTTCATTATATCCAGCACCATCTGTAGATAAGTCAATAGCATATTCAATTCTATAGCCTGTAGTATCCCCGTTATCGTGTTGTTGAAACAATTGAGGAACAGATAGTCTAATGCGCACAGCAGATAGCTGAGTGTTATTAATGCTCCGCACATAGGGCTGATCGTCTTTTAATTCCAACCCTACCGATGTTTCGCTATCTACTGATGGGATACCCTGAATGTATTCTTGGTGTTCACTACCCGGTCTAAATTCCCAAGTGACACCCTCAAAATTCTTAGTACCGTCCGCATTGCCAATCGGTGTATCATCAAGAAAAATACGAGTATCGTCTAAGCCACCAGCAATTTCACCTTCTGAGATAGCCAATAAAATCTTAGCTGTTGATTCAGAAAGTAAGCTATCTGGTGATTCCGTGGGCGTATGTCCGCCACCGCCACCACCTTTTGCACCATGAATTAATTCCATATTTCACCCATAAAAAAAGCCACATAGTGGCTATTCTGAAATTCGTTTATGTTATTGCTGATCTTCTGTGTAAATCCCTGCAGAGATTATCGCTCCACCCACTTCTCGCCTATCTAGTCCATAAAGTAAAGGAACTGGATTTCCTTGTGCGGTTGTGTTTACAACACCACCAAAGGCGTATGAAGGTTTATTGTCGGCGTCTTGACGCACAGATAAGCCACGCGGCTGAGGTGACAGCATTTGCACTACGCCACCTAGCGCCATTGCTGCCCCGCCCATAGCTAAAGCACCACCAGCAAAACCACCCGCACCGAATGCAGCCCAACCTGCAGGACCTAACATCATGGCAGCACCAATCATGGCTACGCCTAAAATAGTCTGGAAAAACCCACCACGCTTGCTACCTTTTATCACTGGCGCTATGCGGATCTCTTCTGTGGTATCAAGATATAATTCATCTTCAGCAATGTTGCGCTTACCTTTAAATACGGCAAACTCCAGCCCTTTCAGGTGTGCATTAGCAAGAAACGGCTCAAACCCATCATAAAGCACGGAGAGCGCCTTAATTGCTTCGCGAGGTGAATCTATATCTAATTTGTGTTCACGCCCAAACTTTGCGCCAAGAACACCATATAGACGTATTGTTTTTAGGCTCATACAAACTCTTTCCTCCGCACAATTTTTACGGTTCTATCTCGCCAATAATCACTGTAAGGAACCAACCTGCTGAGTTGACCATAAAGATGGTGAAGTAACATGCCATTCATAATCACACCAGCGTGATTAGGTACATCGGCTTGCACTTGCATGATGATCATGTCACCCTCTTTCGGCTCACCAGCAATATCAACAAAACCTGCTTTTTGGTAATTATCCATATACAAGTTTTCGCCTTCTTCCCACCAATACCGATCAACGCTGTAGTTATGTAACTCAATACCGTGTTTTTGGTGGTAGTAGTCCATAATTAACGACCAGCAATCAGCATAGCCCAACACAAAAGGCCGTCCTTCTAATTCTCGTTCACCTCGAGGGTAAATAATTCGAATATCACCCTCTGGGCATGATGCGATCACCCAAGGTAATCCTGTCGCATCACACTGTAGTTTATCTATTTCGCTAGGTTGAGTCGTTACACCATCTCCACAATGGCTGTGCACAATTGCTATTGGCTCTCCCCAGTCCTCAGCAAGGGCGTAACCCTCTGGAGAAAGCTCAAAATGCTCTGTTGGACTATCTGAAAGATTGCTACAAGGAAAGTATTTTTTAACTCGACTTTTCTGACAGATAACTCCGCAAGCTTCTTTTGGATATTCAGCTTTTACATGTTGAAATATCGATTCCCTTAATTTTTTTGTGATCATCTCGTTAACCCCGCAGCAGGAAACCCTCCGAAATCTAATGGCTCATTCTCACCAAAGCGTTTTTTGCAATCACTAATAAGTCCACCACAACTATCTAGCGCAGGATCATCAACAGGGTTTCCTCTCTCATCAAAATATTTACTCCCTGAATATGAGCACCCATTACCACTACGATAATCGCCTTTCATGCACCAATAACAAAGGTTATGAATTTGTCGAACGGGTATCATTACTCCCTGCAAATCAAACGGGCTAGACAGCTCGAACTCTACGGATTCGCCAGCCACCTCATTAGTTTTACGATCGATGTAATAAACTTGTTTAAAGCATTCGTCTGGATTAGCTGTTGAATTTCCCTCAGGAAAGTTTTTAGCATCAAGATAGTGAGCAAATGTCTCATAAATAGTTACTTTGGCTTGCACCATGTCGTCAAACTGAAGACATAGAGATGAAATTAAGCCATCTATATTGGCAACCTTTAGAGATGGTCTCGCTGGACTACCATCACTATTTTTTGCCATTCCTTCAACTTCGTAAGGCCATGCTCCGTATTCATTTCCTTGCCACCAAATTGGTTTTGGCTTGATAACACCATTAGATTTCTCTATTTCTTCCGGTGTGTGAGGTAAGTTATAAGCATGGAAGCGAAGAATAGGGCCATCAAACCCACTACCATCCACCTCAATTAATTGAACCTTATTACCCGGCTCTAATTTTTGTACATCTGCTGTGATATTCATGCGCTAAATGCCTGTTCAAACGTAGCTGTCAATTTCATTACTCCATCAGAGATGGGGAGCATCGTTATTGAATCAGCTTTAACACGATAAAGCCCTTTTTCACCAAATGGAGGCGTCCAAATAAATGATTTTGCTGTGTGTCGCCGAATGAATTTAAAAATAGGCATCACCTCATCTTTTAGTCCCATATAAGCAAATGGCCACGTTTGAGATTCTGGATTAATACCATCACCAGCAACTTGTTTGTAACCATCTCCAAATTCAACTTCTTTAATGCGATGCTTGAACTCACCGCTTGGCGAATCTTGTATTTGTGTTCGCCATTTAAACTCTTCCATTGGTTACTCCAATAAAAAAGGCGATACAAAGCCGCCTGATCAAATATCAGGATATTAATAAATATCCATTAGGTTATTTTATATATTCAGCCCAGAGAAACTTACCGAAGGAATGGCTGACTTACTTCGATGGAGAATTGAATATGTTAGTTAGTGAAATGGCAAAAGACATAGAGGCCCTTCAAACACGTACTCTTGCTTTAGAGTATATAATTCAAGTAATGATTAGGAATATGTCTGATATTGAAAAAAAAACTTATTAGTGAATTAAATAGAGTATCGCATGATAGTCCTGTAACTATCGAGGCGTTTGGTATCATTCAGTCACATTTACATAATTAGTACCATATTATAAAGGCGGTTACTGTGCCGCCTTTATGCGATCTATCATGGTTCTTGCATATTTTTCCGCTCTCCCCATAAATGAAGCAAATGTTTCATTTGGGTTATAATCCTCTGTGTACTTAAATTGTAACTTTGGTTCTTCATCTGGGGTATTATTTCCCACTATCTCCATTACTGTAATTTCTGACGTTAATATAGGTTTTTCACTTATTTTTATGGCCCCAATGCCATATCTTTTTACATCCCCTGTAATTTCCACTCCTGAAAATTTGTTTGATAACAATGGGAACTCTACTTTGATTTTCATAACTACCTCTCTTAATTGCCTTTGATTGTTCTTGATAATGCAGATGCTGGGTTTCTAAGTAAATTGTTAACCCCACTTTCCACCATTTGCTGGAATTCACGCTTTAATGATGAAGCATTGGCTTGATTACTTGACGGCTGTTGCTGTTGTCCATTTTCAATATTAATATCTCCTAAATTAATCTGTACGTTTCCACCACTAGCAATTTGAGGATTGCGAGCGATAAATGCTGTTGGCTGTGTAACCGACATTGGCGCTGAACCACCGACATGACCACCTGAAGCATAACCTCGCTTTCCTGCATCCATTAGTCGATAAAGGTTGGCAATACCTAATCGTTGCGTTGCTTCCTTGGTAAAGACGAACTCGCCTTTATGTACTACACCCGCTGGATCATGTTTTCCACCATCGCCTGTATAACCACCACTTGCAAATCCAAAGAAATTACCTACCGCACTACCACCAAATGCCGCTTTCATAGCATTTAGCATAGCCATCTGCATTAACATCTTGGTGGTCATTTCTAAGAATGAGCGAGTGAAGTCAGCAAAATTAGCTTTGCCCGTCAATACAAAATCAGAGAGACTGTTACTCATGCCCTGAAATGCTGATTGACTAATTTGAGCTACGTTACCGTAAACGTTTGTTGCCTGATCTTGGAATTCAGCAAAACCTTTCTTAACGCCTAACTCCCAGTTAGCACGAATAGAGTCTTCCTTAGCATAATACTCCTCTAAGGCTTTTCTCTCGTCTGGTGATTTAGCTTTCTCTAGTGCGATGTCTCGTTGATACATGCGGCCAGACTTACCAGCTCCCAACTCTAAGGCGCGACTTCTGGCATTAATTTCTTCAACGCGTTTAAGTTGCTTATCTAACTCACGATTATGTAACTCCTGAAGCTTAACCTCATCACCAGCTATGGCCAATGCTTCTTGAGAAGCAAGAATGTAGTCCTTTTTAGCAAGCAACGCCTTTTCGTCCTTGGTTAACTGTCTTGTTTTCTGAGCCTCCTCAAGGATTGATATTTTCGCTTCCATATCCCAAAGTTTTTTACGCTCAGAGCTAATCACATCACTGACTGTTTTATGCTCTTTTAGCACCTTTAATTGTGCTTGTAGGGATAATAGGGCTTGATTTGCTGATTCATCTACTCTAGTACCATAATCTGGTCGGTAGGTTGGGGTTTTACCTTTACCTTTGGCTTTTTCTTTCTCGTAACGCTCTTTCTCTCGGCGGATGGCTTCATCTTTTGCAGCTTGAGATGCATCCGCATTATTTATTATCTCCTTGAGTAGTCTTTGGTGCTTTTCCTCTGCGGTTTCGTATTGTCGCTTTAATTCTTGATCGGCTCTAAACTGCGCTTTTTTACGCTCTTCCTCATCTCTTGCGGCTTTTTCTCTTGCGTTTTTAATGTCACGTTGAAATTTTTCTTCTTTTAGTAGAGCGAGTTTACTTTTAACTTCATCTGGCATTAATCCAGTCTTGTTATAATACAGCCCCTTGGAGGCAGGGTTTATTTGAAACTCAATCAGAGCTTCTTCATACTCTTTGATTTGCTGCTCTAGAGTATTCTCTCTGCCGATGTCTAGCATTGCATCCCATGCGCTACTAGCCATGTTTTTAACCCCTTCCCACGCTCTCTCAAGGTGGCCTAGATTTTCCTTTATCTGTTTGGTTCGCTCATCCATAGCATTGGCATATGATTCCATAGCCATTTTAGCCGCTTCTTGCTCTTTTCCTTGCGTCTGAAGTGTGGTTATTTGTTCTAATTGGGTAGCAGTTAAAAAATGTAATGACTTATCTAATTCAGTGACCGCTTTAACTGGATCTTCTTGCAATCTCTGAAATTGCTTTATTGTCTCATCAACCGATTGACCAACGGTCTTTTCCATAGCAGCAGCAGTTTTAGATACCATATCAACATCTCGACCCGAGAAAGAACCAGATCCAACTACTTTTGAGATAGTATCAGCCATTCCATACTGAGCGATCCCATTCCCCGACAAGCTTCTAGCCAAAGCATCTAGCTGTGCCGCTGTTCTTCCCGCATAACCACCAGTAAGAATTAGCTGCTTATTATACTCGCCAAATTCTTGCGACCCTTTATACGCGGCTAACGCCACAGCTGCCGCAGCACCAGCAAAACCAAACATGGCAACTCTTGCAGGGGTAATAAGTGATGCTAACGCTTTTAGTGAGTTACCGACACCACCAAATGAGTCCTTTATTTGCCCCCCTTGTTGTATCATCACCATCCAGACTGGCATTCCTGATGCTAATGACGTAACAATATCTGTCATTTGCATGGGAAGTTGACGCATTGCTTGTTTATATTGACCAATGGTAATTGAGCCATTCATAAAGGCTTTTTCTTGCTCTTTTAGCTTATTGATCATCGGCGCAGCTTGTTGCGACACACCAAGTTGAGCCGCTTTTAACTCTAAAATCTCTGTCCTCGTTTTTCCTATGATTTCAGTTTGATTTTTCAGTGAATTTAAAAAATCATCAGCAGCTCGCTTGGCTCTATTTGTTGCCGCCTCTTGAGCTAACAGCGCCTGCCCTTCAGCTGTAAGAGACATGCTAACACGTGTTAATTTATCCCTAGTCTGCTCAAGTATGGCGTTATAGTCTGCAAACTGATCCTTTGGTAATATCCCTTTTTTATTTGCTTCTATTAATTTTTGAGTAGCTTTATCAAGCGCATCAAATGCTTTATTGGTTGGATTTATTGAATTTAATAAGTCATCAAGTTCTTTCTTTTGCCTCTTTATCGCGTCGGCTGCTCTCTTTTGATGATCAACCCCTCTATTAAACTGGTCATTTAAATTTCGCGAAGAACCGCTTACCTTCTCTGCTGTATCGCCGAACTCCTTTAACTTTTGTGTGCCACGCTCCAGATCTGACGTATCAGCCTTTAATGATATTGTTGCTATATCTGCCATTTAATTTCCTCCAGATATAAAAAAACCACCCGAAGGTGGTTATTGATAATATTATTAATTTATTTAACTAAGGGTTCACGCCATATCGAGAGCGAAAATCAGATTCCATCTTTTCACATGAGCTAGCAATAAATCGTTTTTGTTCGTCAGAAAGAGATTTTTTATCATACTCCTTCCAACAATAACTTATTGCATTTCGGTCTTTTGATTTTTCTTTGCTTTCTGGTGAAGATGACATAATTGCGCCATAAATCAAAAATCCTGCTATTAAAATAACAATAATTAATAATAGTTGTCTCATCCCGTCCTCTCGGTTCTTTATTTAGTTTTTTTAATGTTAGCTGAGTGTAGTCGCAAATTGAAGCAAACAAAAAACCTGCCGAAGCATGTTTATAGAATTATGATACCAATTCTGATGAGAACAATCTTTCTAAAAACTTTTTATTTATTAAATATTCTATATTTTCATTTAGATATAAAAATGAATGCTTTATGTCTTCTTTATTATTAATTAGCAAAAAATTATCTAGTGACGACTGCACTGAAACGAGGTCATTACATAGATTTCTGCTTTTTTTCTTTTCAAAAATCTTGGATGAATCAATGTATTTATAGCTTTTTGATACATCAATATCAGCCTTGACATTGTTATGAACGTAATTACATGCATCAGAATATACCCTAGCAAGTGCGCTAACACCGTCTACACCTTTATATCTTTCTTTAAACTCACTGAACATCCTTGTAACACCGATCTCATCATCATTATCTTTGTTCAACAAGAATCTAATCGAATTTTCAATGCATGACCTTATATTAAAATAAAAGTATCTATCTTCATTTTTTTTTATTGCTGAAATACAACCTAAAAAATCATAGATGACGCTTAATAAGTGTCTATTACCTCTCAAAGATTTTTCGTGAATTATCTTCAAAAAAATAGACTTTTTTACCGCTGATATTAACGAGTCAACAACATATTGGTCAGGAATTACTTTTAGGTCTTCTTTGAACTTGGACACTGTTCCCAACACGTTGTAAGGGTCAATAGTAAGGAAGTTACTCACCCCTAAACCCCTTTATCCACTTTGAGATACTTTCTGTTGTAGTATTTTTACCTTTTCTCTTTTTATTTTCTTTCTTTTTCGCTTCTAAAGCGATATCGTTGATTGGCAGCTGATCTAGCTTTTCATAAATGATATTGACAACAGTATTTTTAGCTGTGAAATGATTTCCATCAGAATATTTTCTAACTATATCTTTCGCAAGCCTAGAGAACATAAGGGTTCTTGAGGATACAACATATCTTTTATATTCTATCTTAAATGCATCTTTAATAAATTCACTCAATTCAAAATTCGACTTAAAAATTTCTTTGGAAAATATTACTAAAGATAGAAACCCGATCATAAACTCAAGCGATTCAGAATCTTTTAGTTCCATTAATTTCTTTTTAGTTATTAATTTATTCTGATTCATCATCAACCTCTTTAAGCTTAGCCTCGAGTTCCGTACATATTCTATCAATGATTTCTTTAGACTGAGAATACGCTGACGCAAAATTTAATTGCTGACCAACCTGTAAATCCCTAACCTTTGAAAAATGATTCTTGAAGAAATATAGATCCCTGATTCCTTTTTCGGTTTCTATAGCCGTCTTAATTGCTCTGGTCTTCTTGGTCAATCTTTTTGGTGCAGTATCGGTATAAATAACACCCAACGGCTTTATTGTAAGTCTTTGATCTCTAGCCAGCTTAGAAACAATTGATAGCAAATTGTTACTCCCTAATACTGAATACTGATCTATTCTCATTGGCATTATATAATGTGTAGATGCCATTATGGACGCTTCGGTATACATCGAAATGGTAGGCGGACAATCAATAAAAATATAGTCGTAGATTTCTCTTAACTTATTGTCTTCAATGAAATTTCTTATCCTAATCAATCTAATTGTATCTACCGTGTTATGCTCAAACATTATGTTTATATCACCAGGGATTATATCTAGATTTGGATATACACTGTAAATAACATCTTCTTTTTTTAATACTGCATCTTCATCATATATAGAAGCATTTACTTCAAATATTCTCTTGATTGTCTTTCTTTGTTTTACTAAAGATAAGTACTCACTTATTTTATCATGCTTACCCATAAAAGATTGTGTTGCATTAAACTGAGGATCAATATCTATTATTAATACTTTTTTATCCTTATAGTTTGCTAAATACTCACCAATACTAATACATAGAGTGGTCTTTCCCACCCCACCCTTCATATTAATAAAGCTAATTACAGGCGCATTCATGTGCAAGCTCCAAAGAAAATATCAAAATATATTACAGGCACTAAAAAATTTTACATTCCTGTTTTTTATACAGTAACAACAAAATAAAATGTGATATTAGTCACTTTTTACCCTCATTCATCTTCTTGATAGTTTCCATGAACAGTTCTTTGAACCTTTCAGGATCAAGCTGTGACAACTCGTTTAAGTTTTTATGGGTGCTATCCTCATCCACTGCAGACTGAAGAATCATAACCATTTCAGCATTAAGAGAGCGCCCGTTCTTACTTGCCCTTTGCATTAACTTTTCTTTCAGAGTATCAGGCATTCTAAGGCTATAAGGCGTTATATCTCTTATTCGCGTATTTTTTTGTGACATACAACCACCAATAAAGTCATTATGATATCACAATATAGTCAATTATTCGTTGACTATATAGATTCACATTGATATCTTTGTGATGTCACATAGACACATAAAAGGATGAAGATATGAATACCAATAAAAAAACAGGCAAATTTCAACTCAGATTAACAGAGGTGTTAAAAAGTAAAGTGGTAGAACTCTCAGCGAAAGATGGTATTTCGCAAAACTCAATAGTTAATCAAGCGATAGCTTGGTATGTGAAAGAAAGAGAAAAACGTGTCAACTAAAACAGCGAAGCCCCAACTATTTGCGGTAGCTAGGGCTTCTAATTTGTCAGAAACTACGGAGTAACCGACATGACTAGTGTATCAACAATTAACGTACCTTTCCACGGTAACAACCTGTATGTAGTAAATTTCAACGGCGAACCATATGTACCAATGAAGCCAATAGTTGAAGGCATGGGGTTAACTTGGCAATCTCAATTTGAAAAGCTAAAACAAAGGTTTAGTAAAGGGATCACGGAAATCGTGATACCTTCAAAAGGCGGTGAGCAATCAATGCTTTGCCTAGCTCTCCGTAAACTTGCAGGCTGGCTTCACACTATCAGCCCTAACAAAGTCAAACCAGAGATCCGCGATAAAGTAATCAAGTATCAAGAAGAGTGTGACGACGTACTTTATGAATATTGGACTACTGGTGAAGTTAAGAAAAAACACAAATCAACTGTTCAAGAACGCAACCCATTAAAGAATGCTGTTAATCTACTGGTTAGTAAGAAAGGCATTATGTACCCAGAAGCCTATTCTCTTGTTCACCAGAAATTTAATGTTAGTAGCATTGAAGAGCTAACAGCAGATCAGATACCTGATGCGGTTGAGTATATTCACAAGTTCGTTCTTGAGGGTGAATACATTCCTAAACAGGAAGAAAATATACTTTTTGAGCCAAATCAAAACTCAATCACTGTAACCATACCCAAAGAGGGAAGATGGTTGGTTTCTTATAAAAATGGAAAGCAACAAGTAGTTAGCGTTGATGGTCATAACGTTGTCAGTGTTGAATACATTCAAAAATTACAACGTGACTCTAATGCTCTTATTGAGTTACTGCAAAACTTCCGCTTACGCACCCAAGTTATGCAAGGTGAGAAAAGCGGAGATATTTTAAATACTCCGTTAATTGCATAACAATAGTAGTAACGCCCAAGGACGGGCTATCAATTCTCGCGATTCGCTATAATCAAACTATATCAATAAATTACACAAGATAAGTTTTACAACTTTTTTGTAAAACTCTTTAGGAGTCGCTCAATATTTGAACTACAAAACTTTTGTAGTTACCTACAATTATTTTGTAGGTCGGTCATTTCAAGTTAGAACAATCAAACAATATCAATAATTTGAGATATTCAGGCAACAAAAAACCCACCGGAGTGGGTTGATTTATACTGCTTATTCAATTATGCTTTATTTACTTTCATTAAAGCCGCCTCATAAGACTCTTTATCATCAAATAACTCAGACACAGCAAGAACTTTACCAATCTGTTGTTTTAGAGCTTTCACCCCAACTTCAGCTAAAAACTGATGAATTTTATCCCCTTTTTTCCCATTTTCATCTTTATTCTTTCTGGCTAAATCAAGGATTTTTCCGTTACTTTTTGCCAGGGGTATATAAATTTGTTCATTTGTTAGCTTACTGAATAAAAAAGGTCTTCCTCTCTCTGGCCTGTTTAATTGATATATTTTGTACCATGCCTCATATAGTTCATCAGGGAACTCTTTCTCATACTGCCTAGCTTCCTCCCTAACAAAGGCTTTGAATGCGTCAATTACTTCCTGAACTTCTGGTCTGTATCCAGCCAAAGCATAAGCAACGCCTGTGATTCCTGATTTTGCTGATGCATTAATCAACTTTTGAGATGCATTTGCAGCTCCCAACCTAGCTGTCGGGAGAGATCCGGCCTCCCTAGCTTCTATCAAGGCCTTACCAATATCAACTATTACAGATATGTCATAACCATGAGCTTGATGCACTGTTTTAGACTTCGAAGTGAATTGAAATTTAAAGGGATTTTTCATTTTTTCCATTAATTCCAGATCACGGAAATCACTCATATACTTTGACGACAAAACCTGATCTACATCTCTAGCGTGATGACCAAGGCCTAGAAGCTCGGCAAGACCTGTCTTTGTTACCACTGGAGTTTTCTTATCATCATTCAGAACATAACATTCAGCATCAATACCAAACAAATCTTTAAAATTTCCCATATGTGTGGCTTTATATCCCCACCTAGCAATTGCCCCAGATTTAGCTTGCGCTGAACGCTGCGACGCTGTTAGTGACCTAGATCTAGCAATACCCCCCTTAGCTTTACCTTTTACTTCTTTTTTTGAATCATCTTCTTTATTATTTGACATATGCAAGCATCCTTATTGTTTTGCTGCTTGCATTATATACAATTATTAAATTTATATGCAAGCATAATTTAATTGTTCATGCTTGCATTGTAAGTTATAAGCAGCTGTATACACACGCTAACCCCCTTATCCCTCGTTGATAATGGCACGGATGCCTTTGTTTACTTTCTCTTCCTGCTCACCAATCTACGCTTACCACTGATCGGCTCATTATTACGATCTCTTATGCATCACATCTAACGCCTTAGCTTCCATAATGCGTAGATCGCTAAAAACGGTCGCTCTATCTTTGATGTTGAGTAAGTCCATTATTTGGTTTAATGGGTTGTAATCCAAGCCTGTGATACCATTCATACCTACACGCCACTGTGTATTCATAGCTGAAAATACTTGATACGAATCCCAAACATCAGGCCACACCTCAACATCATCAATATCAGGCGGAAAGCCAAAAGCACGCTCGAACTCAGTCGATTCTTTTGAACTCATTCCGCCATACATCGCCTCGGCGACCGTTAGGAGTTTTTTTCGCGGTTACCTAGTAGCTCGTTGTAATACGTTGATGAAATAGCACGAGAAGCTGATGGGTAGTTATCTAACAATATGTTTAAATTTTCTTTGTTATATGGTTCTTCGATCGCCCAGTCAGCAATAATCTGCTCAAAGAACTCAGAAATCGGTTTTTCTCGCATTCCATCAAGCTCACTTACTGAGTGATGTTTAAATGTGAATGTAACTACTTCTGGCTTTTCTTTGCCAGCAACAGGAATTTTGACGTTAGCTTTGAAGGTTGGATTTGGGACGAGTGTAAATTTAGGCATTGTCAGTCCTTAAAAAGCCCCTGATTCGGGGCTGTCGAGAATGTTTATGGATTAAGATGCGTTGGTATAAATCTGCATTTCAGATTTAAGTGAGAATCGCGCTGTTACGTTTTCAACTTCGTTGATAGCGGTGTTTGGCACACGTTGGAATGAAATTGAAGCTGTGTAATAGCGATCTTCTTCTGCGCGTTTATTGAAGAATCGGATTGCAGTAACTTGCTTACTGTCGTCCAATTTTGTTAGCAATTTACGGATAGGCAGCTTAGCATCGTGAGCAAAGGTATAAACCTGTACAACACCATTTTTATAGGTATCGATAGTTTCTGCCTGCTCATCTTCAAGAAATTGAACCTCTTGAGTTTGCTGTTCCCCACCTTCGGTAGACAGTGTCATTACCTGTGGCATGACTTCCCATGATAGTACTTTCTTTAATGTTCCTGTACCACCACCTACAGGGAATACGTTTTTATCACTGGTATCTACACCCTCTAGGGTGACTTTAGATTCAATAACACTTGCAACACGGAACGCGCCAGAAGCTTTCTTCCACCCAGATGTCACATGCACAATATCGCCTTTTGCAATGTCGCCCACGTCATCAACTGTTAGTACGGCTTCTTCGGCATTAGTTGCCTCGGTAATTTTAATTTCGTCATCGTATTTACTTGCGACGTAAACACGCGACCCATTAGGAATGTTATAGGCCATTGTTAACCTCTATTTTAGGTATAAAAAACCGCAATTAAGCGGCGTTATCGGATTGCGTTACATCGATAGGATGCACGAATAGGAATGGTATAATTTGTTTCATCTGAAATTGGAGGGAACTGGCTAGGCTCTCCGTTAATGTAGACTCCCTCCCCTAATGTTAATCCGTTCTCCAATCTGGCTTTAACGTCATCAACAATCGTTGAGAGTCGCGAGTCTCCACCCCCTACTTTGCCAACCACGTTAATTTGAATAACACCACGATAAACAAGCATATCCTGAGATAACCCAATATTATCCGTTTCTACTGGCATGATATGGAGTTGAAGATAGGGATCGTTAATATCATTAAAAGGAAGATTGGGCCATGCGATTTTAAGATTTAAATCCTTGCCAATGCTCGCCACCAGCTTTCGTATTTCAGTATTAATTGTCGACTGATTCATGATTTAGTTTCCGATACGGCAGAGTTGAAAAACTGACTAAATTCCTCAGCAGTCACAGCAACCATACCGTTAGGTGCTTGTTTCGAATGCCCCATTTCAAGGCGGTAAGCATAAGGCACATTGTTTGTGAAATAGATAGCTTTCATTCCTACCTTAAATTGTTCAATAACAACGTTGCCTAACGCCTTTGTCATATTGCCTGACTTATCTATGCGCCCCGTCTCGCCTTCCGCTGGGGCATCAAATGACACCTGCCAATTACCTCTAAACCGCCCCCCTGTATAACCAGGAGGAACATAAATATCCATAGAGTCATTAACACGAACACGCTTTTTTAATTGACGTCGCTTTGGTGTTAAATTATTAGGATCTTGTTTTAGATATTCATTATGTTCAAAAACTGCTTTATTGTAGTTTGAGGCAACCCTATTAACTTCCCATAATTCAGGATTTCCAACAGGTGACATATCAACAAGCTTCGCTAATATTTTAAACCCTGTATTTTTGACAACCGTTTCAATATTTGCGTTAGATTTGTCGATAAAGATATTAATCGACTTCATGAACTGATCTGACATGTCACGCCCTCAGTTGAGACTGATAGCAGATAATAATATCAGCGGGTTTAACAGGGTTCGGTTCATGAACGCGCAACCAAACGCCATCGACAAGCACCTTATCCCCTTTCTGAATATCAATATCTGGAGGAAGTATCATTTTAATATCCGTAGAGAGAATAAGCGTGCCATCGATTTCGTAAGGTTTATATTGCGTTTTTACCCCGACAACAGAAAATAACGTTTCTGGCTCAAAGTGTTCCTGCCCCTCATCATCAACCCAATGCTTACCATCACGCTTAGCCTGATAGGAAACGCCATATTTTTTCAACATCCTTAATGCTGTACTCTGCCCACGTTGATAAATGTTCATGGCTACCTCATTGCAAATGTATTAATGGCAAATCCATCCGAGACATCAATCAAGCCAGACAATAAACCTTTTAACCAAGGAAAGTTTGGTGCGCCAGTATTAGTGCCTTCGGCATATTGCACAGTAATAGCGCCCTCAATTCGCTCTGAGGTGATTTCAGCGCCTAACGTGGGCTGTAGGTCATTTTCTACTGATTCAATCGCTAAACGGCATTGAGCTTGGATTAATTGCTTTGGTATCTGATCGCTTGGGATGGCAACACCGTCGCGAGATAGCCCTGAGCGAGGGAAAGATAAAGGTTGATTTAGGTTAGTTCGTTTACCTAACCATTTTTGCGATTCAAGATAATCCATCGCCGTAATTAGTAATGCCTCTAATCCACTATCTGCCAAAGTGATATTTCTATCCTCAGCGTATTTCTTCAAATCATCCACACTTGCGTAGCTATTAAATATTGGAGAGTTCTTATCAGGATCAATCATGCTCACCTCAAAAAAAAGAGGGGCACAAAGCCCCTTAAATTACTCGTCTGGAGAAGTTTTTTCTGTGAATGTAATTGCATCAGTATTTTGTGCAACACCATCAACAGTGGCTGTGACAATAAATTCACCCTGTGAATCAGAAGTTAATTTCACTGTCGCACCACCAGCTTTGCCCGTCTTAGATGAAGTAACGCTTAATTTGCCACCTGTTGTAGACCAATTAACGGTAGCTCCTTCGACTGGAGAGCTGCCCTTGGTGTAATTAAGAGTGATCGTTACTGTATCTGTACTGTCAGCGATAGCGGACGTTTTATCCGCTGACAGGGTTACTTTCCCTCTTCGGCAGTCAGTTTAATCATGACGCCAGCGGTTAATTTGTTGCTAGTGAAATGCTTCTTCCAGTTACCTGCGGTGCCTAACTGTGTTAAATCAGGGTTTTTTCCTTTTGATTCATCCCAGCTATAGCCCAGAACGCCAACGTTAACCACGCCTTCACCACGATAACCAACTTCCAAGTTCTCCTTGTCATTGATTTCATAAGATCGGAAAGTCGGCTCTTGGGATTCAGTGATAGTCACAGCACCCGGCACTAAACCAAAGATGGCATCTACTGGCGCTGTATCCGTTACCAGCACAGGCTTACCTAATGTGCCTGGCTGTCCACCGTAGATAACCACACCCGCTTCTTCATACACTTTGTTGTCAATGGCCTGATCAACAATATCGAAGTAGGTGGTTGAGTGCATAACAAACAGATTTACGCGGTTGAACTTATCACCATATCTGCGTAAACCTTTGGTCAGTGTTTTCTTGCCATCTGTCGCAATATCCGCAGTCACCACCATTTCTTTGTTATTGCCAATAGCGGCACCTAAAGCAGCTAAAGAGTATTTGATATAACCCTCTAGTGAAGCATCTGCCGCATCGGTACCCACTAACTCAGAGAACTCCGATACATCACGGCCACGGCGTTTAAATGCTTCTTCTGTCGTTGCATAAGGACCATATTTCCAAGGTGCTTTTACATCAACAGATTCGCCCGCGCCGATTTTTTTGTTCTCTACAGATGCTGTGGAGTTTACATCACGATGCTCAATCGAACCGCCGATCTGATAAAATGCACGCTTACGGAAGTCCCCCTCAATAAAAAGGTTATCCAGCACAATTGCGCCGTTTGATGCCTGATTAAATACTGCTAAATTATCTTGACGGCGTTCTAAAAACGCAGTTTGTGCTAAATCGTTATAAATTACTAAATCATTATTAGTCATCGTAGCCATTACTTATATTTCCTTACTCTTTTGGAAGTTTTAAATATGCGTCACGCCCGTATCGGCGAATATAATCAGCCTTGTCACTGGCGGACATTTGAGAACGTTTAAAATGTGCACCACCTTGTTTATGTTTCCCTGCATCTGTACCAGAGGCTGCGGGGAATAAGTGAGGAGCACTTTCTTTTAGGGATTCAATCCATTCAATAGGTGATAATGGCGTGCGACCATCTTTGCCCATGATTGGATTGCCATCTTCATCAACGGCTACGGCCTGACCTTCATCGTTGATCTGAAAAATGCCTTTGGCACGTAAAATTAAATCTTCTTGAGCGCTGGTTAATGCACCCGCTTTCCCTGCTGCAGAACGAATTTCATCGCCTAACACACGAGCACGGAATTTATTTGCAAACGCCTCTGCCTTTTCAGCTTTAGAGCTTGCTTCTTTTAACTTCTTGTCGAAATCACCACGCAAACGCTCAGTGCGCTTATTGAGAACCTCGTCAATCTTGCCATCTGCAATGAGCTTGGCTTCTTCGTCATTCTCAAAGCGTTTAAGCATGCCCTTCACAGTGTCTGGGTCAATGCCTTCAAAACGTTTCAGGTTATCGCCTTGCTCTTTGAGCTTGCCTAGCAACTCACTGTTTTTAGCCTTTAGCCCTGAAACCTGCTGGTCGATAATAGCTTGAATTTCTGGAGTGATTTCCGGTGTTCCACCACCTCCACCTTGCGAACCATCATCAGCCTGTGAATAATATTTGCGTTCGATATTCATAAATAACATGTGATTCCCCTTGGGATTAGATGCGCCTAGCGCGTTGTAATAACTCAGCCCTGAGCTGAGTTTAGGTAATAAAAAAGGCCACCGAGGTGACCTTGTTAAATGGTTTATTGATTAGCTATATCCAGCCTCTCTAAATGCATGCCCATCTATCTCTCTAAGTCGCTCTAGTGAAATAAACTCTCCCTTATCGGTATAAAACTCAGAAGGATGCATACCGCCCTCTTTCATTAGTCTGAATCGCGTTTCTCCGAAAACTTGACGCTGTCGCCATTCAGGTTGCCGTTGTATCCAATCAAGAAAATTGGTATCTGCTGGCACCTGCCCGTCCATTGAGGCACGAGTTCCTGCGTCCATCTCATCTAAATCGATACCTAATTCACGCCACGATTTGGTAACCAGCGTTTCTGTTGAGCGGCAATTGAAGTGGATTTTTCCGGGGCCTTGTAGATAAGGAACTTTATGACCAATAGGCTTACCTTCCAGCGTGTATCTCAACCTATCCCGAATAATGCAATCGTGAGATGTTTTATTATCGAGGGTAGATAACCATTGTTTACAATCAAGAATGTCTTTATTGGCATCAGCAAACTGATCTCGCGCTGTTGCTTGTAAATGGCTAATGGCCGTTTTAGCTATTGTCGTCGCATTAGCTCGGCTTAGTTGCAATACGCCATCCTTATAACCTTGGTTTGCATGTCCTCTGATTTTACGTCCGATTTCTACCGCACTATCACCATTTAAATAACCATTCCGAACAGCGTTATTTATGCGTGTCATGCGATCTGATTCTAATCCATCAGCCCATTCAGAAAGTAATTTCCCTTGAAATGGGCGAGACATGACTGAGGAAAATAGCATTTCCTCTGTAATGCTCATTAGTGGATATTTGCGTAGAACAACATCAGGTAGTAGAGCATCAAACAGTGATGGGTAGTAGCCAGCCTCATATAATGCATGCGCTCTCATTTCTTCTGTTAACAATGAAAAAGCACTATCAACTGCACGCTTATTAATACTTCTAACGCTGGACAGCAACGACTCCAATCGCCTTGCAGTGAAACTATTAACATCGATGGAGGTATCATCTAAAGACACTATAAGTGAAGCAGTTAATTCAGCATCAAACTCATTAAGTGCCTTTATCATGCGTCTAGCCACCCCTGTAGAATAGCGACCAGAAAACAGGGAGTGAGCAATCAATTCATCCATTAACCGCTCATTCACTGATCTCATGTCTCACCTACCATTGTCGGCTCTTGATTATTAAGCTCATCCACCACCACATCAACATCATCAGCGGGGTCGATAACATCATATTTCTGCAAACTTCTCACTAAGTCAGATTTACGCGTTGCGCCAGATTGCCATGCTGCGACGATTTCACGGATCATCGAACTATCGGCAATGTGATTAACGAGGTCTTTGTTAATCTCAAACGAAATGCCTGCAGTATCTAAACCTAAGTATTCAGCACACCATATTAGCGATTTACTGCATGCATCGGAAACATTAGAGCAACAGATGCTCAGGATAGAGGTTTGTGCGTTCTGTTCACCGACAGACTGAATAACCGTTTTAACTTTGCTATCAGCAGAAACCAATTGAGCACCGAGCGCAACCATATAATCGCGTTTACTGTCCATTGCTTCTTTTGCCAGCATGTTAGGTTGAGCCTGAGCGTAACCAAAGAAACCTTTTTCTGGCAACATAATTGGCGAGCGAGAACCAACCATAACGCCTTTCTTTTCTAGATAGTCACGCCATTCTGTTCCTAGCCCACCTAGATAAGGTTGTATTTGCCCACAGAAGAAAACAGAATCTTCATAATCAGCAGAGTTTCGATAATGCCCTAGGTTGATTTTTGCCAATCCTAGAAGTGGGGCTTCATCAATAGTGTGATCATTATTCTGTGCACCAATAAATGTAAATGGAATTTCATTCCACACACCGTTACCAGCACGCGCAGGTATATACTCAGAAGAAATTTCAAAAACGCTACTTCCACTGGGCTTGCGATAGACACGACAGACAAACTTACCTTCTTCTATCGACAATACACGGTATTGAACCTCATCCTTAAAACCAAACCCGTCCTCTTCTTCCACCGTTTCACGCAATACCACCAGCGTTAACATCGTGCGCCCATTAATACGAGCTGTACGCCAGTTAATGATGTCTTCAGCACGATATTGGAATATGTACGGGAGTTTCGAATCACTGTTGTAATCAACATACAGACCATGCCGACCGACTTCCAATACTGACTCAAGTGAAGACTGAGCCAATTGATAGATACTTGAACCCGCCCCGTCAGCATCGTCTTTTAAACACGACAGCTTTTCGACGACAGCAACTAAGGGATCTTTTTTAAATGCCATCCCTATCATTCCGTTGCGAGTATTGCCTGTTATTGGATAGAACACCGCACGGTCTTGATAATCTTTATTGCGCTTCTTTTTACGCTCGCCATCTTGCTCTTCAAGCTCAGGAAGATAATTTTTTATATCTTCACCGCCTCGGCAAACAGCGCGAACTAGCTCCCACTGAGGAGCAGCCGTTTTATACTCCGGTCGAGTGAAATCTACATTTGTTGTACTCATCAGAAGGTTGTTCCTAGGTTAATTTCGAATGCTGGGCGCTTAGTGTTTCTTCTGCTCACCGCAAAATACCTAAATCCATCAGCATCATGTGACGTGTAATCGTGAAGCGGTTTATCTTTCCAACAGCCTCGCTTGTCATCCCACTCTTTACGATAAGCTTCTAGATGAGCAATGCCTTCACTACATTTATGCTCATCAAACACGCAAAGTGGCAGAATTTCACGTACTGCCTCGATACCTTCATCAACTGAAAGCTTCGGCACTACTTCAAATCGGATTGAGTAAATTTGTCCGTCGATTTCGTACCCCTCACGCGCTAATTCACGCCGAGATTTCGCATCCGAGCCAAACTCACGGTTATCGATATCATGAGGGCCATTGTGACTTGCATATGTGTAGCCTTTGTCTTTCAGTACTTTCATGTAGTGCCGTAGACCTTCACCACTGTTTGAGTAGTGGTCTATAATGTGGAACTCCTCGCCCACTTCACGAATAAACCAAATTGACGTTGAGTCACCCACACCAATATCCCAGTACGTGTGAACCGGTAAGTGCGAGTTATCAGGAAGTGTGCCAATGCGTTTATTTTCGTACAGGAAGCGGAACTGCTTGGCGTAGTAAGCGCCTTCAACCGATTGTTGGAATGCCTCAGACGGTATTGACGGATATTCCCGTTTCATATCGTCGCCAAGCGTTTTCTCTTTGGCGTAATACCATGCTTTCTGGCGCTCATTTAATTGAACACCATGTTTGCTGGCTATCTCATCAAAGTAATCAACTAACCGCTGGGGTAATGGCTCAACAGGGTTAATGGCATACTCTGGATTCTTCCACCATGAGAAGAAAAAGAACTTCCAGTCTAGGTTAGAGAGAGTCTTATTCTGAATTTGCGCTTTCTCAGCAGACTGGCAATAATCGAAGAAATAACCTGCTCGACCCTCCGCTGTGCTTTCAATCGTCGTAAAACAATCGCTTGATACCGCCTCAAATGCGCCAGTGACAATCTCACGGGCTTTCTCTGGATACTTAGCACATATCTTACCGAACTCAGAAACGTGCAAATAACGGAGTGTACCGCCACGAAATGACGTGCTGATATAAAGCGAGCCGCCTTTGCTAAACACCAACTCACCAACCGCATCATTACTCGCTGGGTTAGCCGCTTTGATTTCATCGGGTAGCTTGTCATAGGCATACTTTATCTTTTCCCTGAATAGTCGCTTAGCATCGTTAAGTGTGTGGGCTATCAATGCACATTTAGCCGCCTCAAATAACGCTGCGTCTAATTGGATAATGCAGACTTCTGTAGTAAAGCCAAGCTGACGAGCTTTCAGGATAATGTTTCGCGTGTGCATCCCTTCAAAATATTCGAGTTGCTCAGGCGTCATTTTAAATCGAACTGGCTTACCTTCTTTGTTTGTGATCCAGTAGAGGTGATTCAATCGCCAGAGCTTATCTCTTAATAATGCAAGATGTTCTGGCTTCATGATTATTCCTTAGATAAGTCGTCCATTAGTTCTGATAGCTGACTAGCTGTCTTATTCGGCTGAACATCATCAAGGCCGTATGCTTGACGCTCAAGCCCAACCAAGTTTTTGAGTGTTTCACTTAATGCTTTGGCTGACTTAACGCGCTCAGGGAGAGATATGATTGAATGATAAATTTCATTGAGTTTATCGCGTCCGTTATCATCAGGACTAAACATTAACTCGCCAAGTTTTCTTAAGGCTGGCACATCAGCACATTCAGCAGATAGTTCATCAAATAAGTTGTTGGTTAATTCTCTAGCCCTTCGAATATCGCCTCTATGCTCCATGCGGACATTAGCGATAACCTCGGCATTAGCCTCAATAAGTTGCCGTTCTGAAATAGCCTTTTCGGTGGCAACCAGACTGGCAACCTCCCTTTTGGCAACCAAGTTTTCAGCCCTAGCCTTAACCTTTGCCTTTAAATCTCGCTCCCATCCTTCTTTCTTGGCACGCTTACTTATCGCCTGATGGGTTATCTCGTATTGAGAGGCTATTTCCCTTATGGACATCACGCCAGCTCGGTAAGCCGACTCGATGGCCTCCCAATCTGGTCTTTTAACCATATCCATTCCTTAAATAAAAAAGGCCGCTAGGGCCTATTTGGTTTTCTGTTTGTTGACTAACTTGCCTAACTCGCGCTCGACGATTTCAGCAACTATTCTCCCATCATCAACTCTTCCACAGTGTAAGTATTCAAGTGATTGCTGTAATTGACGATAGAGAATGGATAAGTTTGCTTTTTCTTGTTTGGTCATACTTTCTCCTTAGCGAACTTACTCGCCCACACTTTGGCAATATGTAAGCAGTCGTCAAACATTCGCCCTTTTCTACTTGCTTGAGAGCTTCGGCGATAATGATCTACCGCCATGTAACTTGCTCTACGACAAACAGGTAAAGAAAAGCCGAGCTTTTTTAACTCGGCTAGTACGTTCTGCTCTATGAATTGTTCGTGGTTCATGCTGGCTCTTCTCCATCTGGAAATTCGCCCATATCAGGCAAGGTTAATTGTGATAGTTCTTTAATTGCCTTCTTCGCTTTGCGTATTTTCTTTAAGTGACGCTTGCGTAAATTCATTAAGTCACTACCTTTCCTGCCAAAGTTCTCGAACGACCAGTTATCGGCTGCTACTAATCTATTTTGCATCTCATTGATAGTCAGGGTTTTAAGCTCATTCATGTCAAGGTTTGCTAACCCTGTTTGTGGTTTTGACTCTTTTTCAGCTAGATCAAGTAACCATCGACGCAAGGATTTCGCTACATCTGTATTAGCTAACATTCCGATTAGATGTGCACCTCTAACAGAGAAGATCCTGACCTTTTTCTTACGTAAGTTGTTGTTTATTCCATTGGTCATTGTTTCAGTGACCATTGTCATATCATCAGAAAACTCGTCTTTGTTGGCGTTATATAGATTGGTTACTGACTTCTCATTTTTGTATTCGAGTAGCTTAGCCATCTGAGAGCTGGTAAACCAAATCTTATTATCACCATTATCAAATGGAGTAATTTCATTACCTTTGAAAACTAATGATTTGCTCATGGTGTAAATCCTTATAGAAAAGCGAACCTGTTCACCAGAAATAACCGCCCCACAGAAAACACCATTAACGGTTTTTCTCAGGTTCGACTTTCTGTAAGGTTCTG